AAGAAGATAGTAGTAAAATTACTACCAATCCTAAAATTATCCTTTTGGCGACCATAATTTAATTAGTTTCTTTTGTCTTTCTAAACGGCAATCTGCCTTGCACTTTGAGCAATATACTTTAGTACCCGAAGATATGTATTCAGCTTTGCAGCACTCGGAAATAGTCAAAGGGTTTACCTGCTCTATTTCGGTTGTAACTTCTATATTTAAGTCTTCTTTTATTTCTTTTGATTTCTTTGCCATAATTTAAACTAACATCAAGTTCCTTTCGCAAATTTAACCAAAATAAAGTAATATTCCTACTTACCGCCTTCATACTCAATCTCCCTATTTAAACATTCAATAGCTTTCTTTAAGTCCTGGACCAATAAATCCTTTTTACCTGCTCTTAAAATATACTTAATAGCGTTACCTTTCATAAATGATAAATTGTAAGCATTTGCTATATCAATTACATCCACAGGTACTCCTTTAATTTCTACTTTGTAGTATTTTGGTTTTGTAACTATATCAGCTATATCCGAACCTGTTAATTCAATAGGTTTTAAGCAGTGCTTCTCAGTGCAGTTGGGACAAATTGTATCGCATTCGCAATTTTCAATTTTATTTATTTCTCCAATTGTTTTCATTTTGTTTTTCTTTTAGTTTTTCTTTATTGGTTTCGGTTATTAATTCTCTTCTTACTATTTCTATTTGGTTGTATAATTCTTTCAATTTCTCAACTAACATCTCCCTCTTGGTCTTGTTCATAATCTAAAAAATCTAATCTTGTGTCTATCATTTTAATTAACCTTGCTTGCGTCAAGGTCTTGTAACTTGGAAATAAAAGTAAACTTTTTTCCTCTAATTCAAAAAGAAAATATACAAAGAATTTTAGTTCTTCTAATATTTCTCCGTCAGTCATATCAAATACTTCTTCTTCTTTATTCTCCATATAAAACACCGTTATAAACACATTTGTAATCTATTATTGCGTGTGGCTGCGCAAAGAATAAAACTTTATCGCCATCTATTTTAAAAGTTACTTCCAGGAAGCCTTGACACCAGTCTGCTATTTTACCTGTTGGAAGATATTCCACTGCTTCCATTAACCTGGTGCATCCCACTTCAAACCAAGCATTAATATTATGCCTATTTCTTATGTATCGCATTCCTAATCTGTGTGAATGACCTGTACATCCAGAACCCCAATATTCAATAATATTCTTTTCGCTGGCATTCTTTGTTAAAGATAAACCATGTGTAATATCAAAAATATCAAAGTAGTTAAACACATCTGTTGGATCGTAAACCATATCATTTTCCGCCAGGTGCAGCATCTCTTCAAACTTGGTACTTTCAAAGTGTTTATAAAGAATAGCTAATCTTGCAAGCTGACCTTTAGATAATAAAAAAGGCTTTGTAACTCGCTCATCATGATTACCAGTACGAATAGTAATCTTTGCGTCTGTTGAAAGTCTTAAAGGCTTTAGAATTTGTTCTTCTGTGTATTTAAACTCTTCTACTTCGTTGTATCCATTAAGAATACCTTCCATGTAAAGTTTATTAGTATGTTTAGACACAAACGGTAAATCTACTATATCGCCATTGATACAGACTTCATCAAACTTATTGTGCTGAAGAACATTGTTAATTACTCGCAAACATTTAAGGTCTGCAAGCCAGCCATGTGGATCGGAGAATACAAATAACTTATAGGTCCTTTTGTCCGTTAGCTTTTTTAACTGATACTGGTTGTATTCAGTTTCACTTAGTCTTGGTCTGTACATAATAGTTTTTTTCTCGAAATTACTAATTATTTTAGTAAATGCAATTATCTTTTATTCAATGGTTTATAATTTATTGTAGTCATGTAACCACCTAAAGCTACTAAAGCCGATAGAAATAGCTTAAAACCTGTATTCATAGAGAAAACAAAATTATCCCAATCAATAGTTACCCAAGCATTCGCAATAGCCACAATAGCACCAAATATAGTTGATAGTATGTTATTTAATTTTCGCATATAAGTTAAACTCCCTTAATCTTCTTCTCATTAATCCTTTACTCACTACACCACCTGCTTTAATCCACATCATAAAGCCTACTTTAATCTTCTCAATAGTTTGACCACCATTTATAAACTTAACTAAAGAAGACTTTGCAAACGCTCCGCATCCAATATTGTAACAAAGACAAAATAAAGCATCAAATTCGTTTTGTTTAAGCGGTCTAATGACATATCTTTTAATACAAGCAGCGTAAGTATCAGAAGTATCAACAAATAGCTTATAAGCCTCCATTTCTGTTATCTTATCGCCTTTCTTTACAGGTTGTCCGTTAGCATACTTTGTGCTTCCTATGCCAATTGTCCAAACTGCTGCACTGCACTGGTAACTGTCTAATTTTAAGCCTTCAAACTCAACCAATAGTTTTAAACCATCTTCGCTTATTTGTGCCATAAGAAATCCTTAATAAAAGTTACTCCTGTAATCGTAAGTATAAAAGCACCAATTCTAATAGCCCAATTTATGCCTGTGTTATAATCTCTAACTTCTTGAACTTTAGTTTCCGTTTCTTCTAAAGCACCTTCGATTGTTTCTAATCTTTGAAGGATGCCGTTTCTATTTAGCTTTGAGCCTGTTATAGCTTGGCTAATCATTTCCACACTTATTGACAATGCCTTAAGTTGGTCATTTATTTCTTTTAACTCATTCATTACTCTGCTTCTTGTATATTTGTTGTCGTACTACCTGGCTGACCTTGACCTGCGCCCATATCATCTTCAGTAGTATTCCAAGACCTAAAATCATTTTCTTCTATATCAGTTTGGCTTTGGTGTAATGTAATATTAGTTTTGTTATTAACGTAATCAAAAGATGCCTCGTGCATAAAGTGTAATCCTTGTGCTAAAGCAATATTAAATACTTGACCAAAGTTTATATTTTTACCGTAAACATTACCTGTAAATTTCTGCCAGGTAGTTTGATAAAAAGATAAGATTGAACGAGTGATACATTCTTGTAATGGTCTTGCAGGGTTTAAAACAGCAGCTTCTTCCCATCTTCTTAGCCATTTAGTTGAACTTTGAATAAGGTTATATTCAGGCTCTGTATATCCAATAAAATCTTCAATTACTTGAGATTCGTAAATATCAACAATACCACCGTGATATTGACCTTTATCTATATTGTAAGTATTTGTAAATGGTCTTAATAAAGGAAATTCATTAGTAACATTTGTAGCATTATAAATAAAACCTTTTGTATTTTGGTAATCTTTAGGAATAATACTTATTTTAATGTCATCAATATAAGTAGTATGAACAGTAGTGTCATTACTGCTTCTTTGGTGTCTAATAATAAAAGTACCGTAATTATTCATTACATAACCTGTATCTAAAGAGTTTTGGTCAAATTTAGAATAGCATTTATATTTTTGCCAATTTTGTTCAACGCTCATCGGAACAGACATATAAAGACCACCATCCCAAATTAGGCTTGAGCCTTCATTACCAAATACACCATCCGTATTTAAATATCTTATATTTGAATTATTTGGATTTCCGTCAAGTGATTTAGCAAAAGCTAACATAATATTATCTCCAGGTTCGTGTGAACCATCAAAAAATACATTACATTCTACCTTAACTGCAAAATAATTAATAAAAGTATTGGCATTTGAAATCCTAAATAAATTATATAAACCAATAGTATTAAAAATAGGACCAGATTTTAAACCATTTGCTAAAACTGCAAAAATCTTCTCATCATAAGGTCTATTTTCTCCTGAAACATTTAAGAAATTAGGAGTTAATGAAGCAGCTGGAACTACAGTATCCCAATTTGTTGGAATAGTAGTTATGCTTGCGTAATCCTTAAAAAATCCGTAGTTGTTTAGTAAGTTTCTTTCGTAGTAAGGGTATTTAAATTGAACATTTGTCAATCTTTTATTAAGACTTACTAATTGATTTGTATCCGACCATTTAACATTACCTGTATTTCCAATAGATGAATAAAAACTAAAAGTATATCCGCTTAAATAAGTTCCATCAATATTATATTTTAATCCATTTTGAAACTTTTGTTTTACTGATACATTATCTATTAAAAGATAACCTGTTCCATCATCGTTAGCATTATAAAAACTTAAATCAAATGAACCTGCACTTGCAGTATAAAGAAATTCATAATAAACCCAATCATCAGTAGTTGTTTCAATAAATACTTGAATACCATTTATTATAACATTTGCAACCGCTTTAGGAATTACACCTGTATCAAAATTCTTTGCCCAAAAAGAAACAATATATTGAGCAGCTAAAAAAGATAAAGTTTGCCTTACTTGAGAAGAATTATCCCCAAATATTTTAGGACACTGACTTCCATTTAAACCACCAGTAGGGGAATTAATAACATCACCATCAGCTATCCAATATACATAAGTATTAGGTGAAGGACCACTTTGACTGAAATCACCGTTACCAACTAATTGATTTACGGCTAAATCATTAACACCTACAATATACCAAGTAGCATCTTTATTAGATTGATATAACATACAACCTAAAGATTCCATTAATGAAGTTAAAAGAAAATAACAATTCTTTGGTTCAAAAGTAGACCAATCAACAGAAGAATATTCCGATAATTTTAAGTTTACTGTATTATAAAGAGTACCGTCTATTTGAAATTGACTATAAAAAGCAACATTCAAATCGCTTCCAGTCTTTTTTAATAACCTACAAACAAAATTACTAATATCTATACAAGTATCAACATTTGTATCATCATATAAAGCGTAATAATCTTCCCTTGTATATTTAATATCTTTTAATACCGCAAGATTATCAGTAGCCGTTAATTGTAAATAATATTGTTCTTGCCATTCATATTGAATAACATCAGGCAAAAGGAATCCTCGCCATTTTAAAGTTTCAGTTACTCCGTTAGTTTCGTAAAGGCTAATTTTCCAAGTATATTCATCACTATCAAAGAAAAAATCTGAAGGCTGAACGGTAGAATTGTAAGGAATGAAACATTTAATATCCGCATAAGAAGAACGAATAGGAGCAAAGATATTGTCTTTACTTGCTTTGTAATTTAAAACAAAAGGCGCATCTTGTGCAGCTATTAAATTAATTACATCCGGTGTTCTTACCGTAGCTTCTTGTTTTTCAAACTTAACTAAATAATATAAATCAGTACCTTGTTGGTCTAATCCTTTAAAGTCTAAATTATAA